TTTTTTGAACAGTAACGCCAGCGCCAAAGAACGACTGAAGACCCTTTACCGCGAAGTTGAGCACGCCGTCAGCGACGGTATGCAAATCCTCGAGGATATCCCCTCCAAGGAGGTTCTCCTGAGTGTTGTTAAACTTCTCAGGGACGGGTACCTTATTGGACTTCTGAAGCAAATTCATTGTCCACCCCGTATAGGGGGCGCCATTGATGGCTCCTTGATGATTCAGCAGCTCATCATCATCATCGAACGGCGGCTTGTCTGGGTCAGCATTCATAGCTGCCATAACAGAACCTCCGATCGAAGTCGCAGTGTTAGGAACGTACGACAACATGAGACGGTGCCACTTCCTCGTCGTATAGAGCCGCGCGATCTTGCTGCCCCACGGAAAGAGGGCCTCGTTGGTCGGTGTGACCAGGAGAGGTGTGTTCGTGAACTCTGAGACGAGATGCACGTCACCAATCTCCTCGCGCATTTCCACGAATACCGGAGGGCATCGGGCTTTACGCGTAACGGCGGCCGTAACCACGGGCGCAATCATCTTCGCAGATTTGGCACTGCCGGTGCCAACTTTAGAGCTGTCTTTCGACTTGTGCTTTGACATGTTTTTGCGCCGGAACCACAGCGCGATCAGGTGCGCATGTGCCGAAACCGCGAACGCTGTCCTGATAGAAACGAACGCTGCGGTCCCACCGCGTGCCCGCAAGCAGCGGCTTCAAGACACTCTGCAACTTGTCAGAAAATGCGTACCCATAGCACAGAGAATTAACAAACTGTGCATACTCATCGGGGGACTTGTCGACATGCGTCAGCGCATAGGCATGCTTGCCCCAGCGCGACGCAACGAACGTCGGCACGTACAACCCCGTTTCGTGATCGACTACGGTACGGTGACCGCAGAACGCCAACGACGCCAGCTCGCCCCGATGGACGTCGGCGCCTTTGATGGTGAAACCCCACGCGTTCAGAGTATCGACATAGGACTGATCCCAGTCTTTTCCCTTACTTGGCTCGCAGGTATCGTCTCCCATCGCAATCAGTTGAGGAGCACTGTAATCGTACTCATCTTCCAATGTGAGCTCTGCTGCCACTCGCAACATGACCTGCGCTTTGCTGTTGAAACTGATAGTCCGCTTCCACCCTGATTTAACAATGCCGGGAAGACGCTGTTGATACAACGTACCATCCGACAGCTGCGCACGTGAAAACATGGCAGCATCATAGGCGTTATCGAACTCAGCCCAGAACAGGTCTTTGTCTGCGGCGCTAACTCGAGCGTCGTCCCCAAGACGACGCGTGATCTCCTTTTCGGCGGCATAGAGCCAACCGGGGACTGTCCAGTCCCATTGTGACTTGTCCATTTCCAGCCAGATTTCTCCGGGCCGGTGGAGGCGTCGAATCATACTGTCCCATTCGCCACCGTAAAAGGCCATGCCGATTTTGGTAGGGATTTGAGAATGCGCATTCTTCTCCGCCTCGATGAGAGGGTCGAACACAAACGCGTCGCGGACTTGTCGCACCCAGTCAGGTCCCCAAATGAGGCGTTGCCGCCCCTCCTGGAGTTTCGAGACTTTCGTGGGTTCCTGCTTGGAAAACACACGCCACCAGCCTTGGTAGTCCTCGCCAAACAGCCGGAAGTAATGCGAAGTCATCTGATCGACTCCACCTTCGGCAACGACAAACTCAGAGTTAGTCGGGGCGATATGGGACCACGCTGGGCCGGGGACTGCTGAACCATTCAGGTTTGCGATTATATCCGCGCCGCGTTCAAAAGAAAAAGGGTTGTCAGGTATGCACCAACGGGCAGGGGAGTAAATCAACTCAACCACTGCCATCGTTTCCCGCAGAACTGCGGGTGAAGGTGACTTATTCGTAATATTCACGCGTTTTGTGTGCCAATCAAAGGAACGCTTTTCCTCCTCAAAAGCAACAGTAGGCCACTCATACCCTTTCCAATCATCATCAGAGATGCCGGGAACCGGTCGGTGCACTAAAGCCTGCTGCCTCAAATGAAGGCGTTTCGCGTAACCCAAATGCTGGAAGAGTATTGCCGGTCCTCCGGCAGCCTCCACACTCACGCTTTGGTCAGGGCAGCCGGTCCCACAGGCGGAGAGAGGGCGCCACTGGGCGGGATTGTTGCCGGAACCGGAACTGGAACCGGGGAGCCCGCCACTGAGGGCGCTCTTGCGCTCGCACCCGCCGGGCTCGGCGACGGGGCCGGACGAGGCGCGCAAGATCGCG